CAAGTGTTGTATACGCTACACGCGTGATTGCACGTAAGCAAGTGTTGTATAGAAATATCGTACCGGGGGCTGGTACGGTTGGTACGGTCGAACCGTACCAAGGGATGCAAAATCGGTAGGTCGACGGTTGGTACGGTTCTCGGCTGGGTCTCCGCGGCGGGGTGTCGCCAGCGGCAAACGGACAAAAACCGGGTTTTTCAAATTCTGGTACGGTAGTTGGTACGGTAGTTGGTACGGTAGTCTGGTACCGTACTTTTGTAATATAAATCAATACGTTAGGTTAGAAGTGTACCAAGTGTACCAGTTTTGGAAGCATAGCCCCCACACCGCGAGACGGTGGGCGGTCTCATTTGGGACTGTGGTCCCTCAGACCCTGAAAACGGTTATGTACTTGCTACGTGGTACGGTAGCGATTTTTGTATTATGTGTGTTTGGTACGGTCCATCATCGCAGCCGTCCCTTATAAACACACATAATACATATCATACAGCACCGTTTTGGGGGCTGTTTTTGGTAGATTTTCCATACAAAAAGGGGCTTGCGCCCCCCAGAATTTTTTGCTAAAGTGCTGCCCGCACTTTAGCAATATCCGAACTTCCGAAATTTCTATACAGCACTAGGCAACGCCCCTTGTCAGAGACGCTGCATGGTAATGGCGGCCGTCCTTGGCCGCGTGCGGCTATGCAACTTTGAGCACGATCTCAGCCGTGTCCGGCTGGCGCATTGCGATCAAAGCAGTAATCAACGACTCCAGCTCGACCGCCGTGGGGTGCATGTCTGCCAGCTCATGAAGCTCGCTCGCCACAGTGGCGGCGTTGATGCGTTCGGCCAGGGCGACACCTGCCGACGGGTCGGAGGCCTTGAGCCGCTTGGCGAGGCTCTCAAGCGCCTTGCTGGCGCGTTCCCGCGGGGTACCCTTCAACTCGCGCGGTTTAGCCGGTTTAGCCGGCGCGCTCAAGTGCGCTTCGACGATGGCGATCACGGGGTCACGTGCCGCCTTCTTCAGCATGGTGTTTTGCTTCTTCGGGTCGATGGGACCACCGACCGTACTGTCGCAACCCTTGCGGCCTCGTATATTGGTGTCCAAGCCGTATCTCTTGAACCAACGCGTTACGGGCTCGGCGAAGGCCACGGGCACCGCCTTGACGATGGCCTGGGCTACCTCACCTTTATCATTGCCAGAATATGCTTTACGAAGGGCGTACAAGCACCCATCGAACAACGATTGGGCAAATTCCACGCCAAATCGCCCAAGCTCGGCGATCATTTTTTGTTCGTAGAGGGTCATGATGAGAGTCTCCTGTTCGTTCAAAGTATGCTCAACGCGGCGCCCTGTTTACGGGTAAGCAAAGACGCCTCGCGCAACACACGTGAGGAAATAAGAGAAAACGGCTCAGGCGTTACCCTGCCGGCTGTACCGGGATGCTATGCCGTACAACGCCCTTTCAGCATGGCGCGGGCGCAGGGGGCTTTATGTCCGCCCGTTGTTGGGGCGAATGGATAGGGAACCATGCGACCACGTCCACCGACGCGGGCGAGGGCATACGCGAGCGCTTTAAGTCGGGCATACGGTGGTTATTGTCGGACTCTAGCTCGGTCCTTCCGTAGTCACCGACCGAGACGGCGAGGCCGTCGGCGCGGGCGTAGGGGCGCGAATTGTTAATGAGCGGGACCATACCGGCACCGTGTGAATACGCCGACCGCTTGCGCGGACCTGCTCACACTTCGCCCCGAGGGGCGCCGGACCGGGCCATACGGCCGGGCTGGGCTTGGGGGGCTATGATGCTTGGCCCTCCCTGCATACTAGGGGGATTGGAACGGGGAGGGGGGTGGACCACGCGGCGAAGGGAGGGGGTAGGGGGTTATGTACCTCGCTCACTCAGCCCCCTATTTTTCCGTATACCACACCAATAGCCCGCCAGTTCCAGTTGTACGCGCCGCCGCCCTGGCATACGCTGAGTGCTCTTGCTGACGCAGCTGACTTCTGCCAAGGTCAGTTTCGGGGCCGGTAATCCAACTGCCGGCCCCACCCCCACAAAAATCCCACCGAAACCCGGCCACAAAAATTCTCCGTATACAACATCTTGTGTTCCTAGTGATGTCGTAATACAACACGTGCTACGCTGTAAGCACATTCATTGCGGAGAATCCGAATGCCAAAGCCATCCCCGTCCAGAATCGGTTCTCGGTTCGGCAAGCTGGTGGTGCTGGAAAAAGCCGAGGCGAAGCCTCGCAACGGCAACCACAAGTATCGCTGCAAGTGCGACTGTGGAAACGAGCACTATGCGTGGTGGGCGCACCTGAAGAGTGGGGCTACCCAGTCGTGTGGATGCCTGCGCACCGGCAAGGCTCCCCACAAGGGTAAGACCGGTGAGTGACAGCAAAGACCGCATCACGACGCCGGCTGACGCCATCAATGCAGGGGCGCGGCTGACGCCGAAGACCGTGGCTGCCCTGCAGGCAGATCCGGAGAGCATTCGCCCGTTGGCCCGCACCATGATGGCCATCAACCTGACGAACATGTTCACCCATCTCCAAACCAAAGACGTACCGATACGGGATCGCCTGGACTTCCACAAAGCTGTGGCAGAGCTGGGCGGCATGCAGGCGAAGGACAACACCGGGCCGAGGATGGCCGTGACCATCAACATCTCCCGCGTCGCGGATGAGAACACTAGCGTGGTACTTGAGCATGACGCAACTAGAGAGCCGCACGATTGACTTCAAGGTCATCCGCAGCCTGGACACGTTCTTCTACTCGAACAAGTTCGTATCGCTGGTGGTTGGACCAGTCGGCTCAACAAAGACGACGGCCGGCATCATGCGGATTGTATACTGCGCGAGCCGCATGGCTCCGTGCCACGATGGTATCCGCCGGTCGCGTGCTATCTGGATACGAAACACCAGGGAGCAGCTGCGCGACACTTCCATCCCCGACTTCCTGAAGTGGTTGCCCGACGGCATCGCCGGGACTTACTACAAGACTGACTACAAGTTTGTGCTGCGCCTGGGTGATGTGGAGTGCGAGGTCCTGTTCCGCGGCCTGGACGACGCCAACGACGTAAGACGTCTGCTCTCGCTGCAGGCGTCGTTCGCCATCCTCGATGAGTTCAGGGAGATCAACCCAAATATCTTCAACACGGTGCAGGGGCGCCTTGGGCGCTACCCGGACGCCATGATGAACGGGGTAGGGTGCCGGTACGAGGACGGTACGATGGCGAAGGCTGTGTGGGGGATGACGAACCCACCGGACATGGACACGTGGTGGGAGGGGTACATAAGCAACCCGCCGCCCAACGCCAGCATCACCATACAGCCGAGCGGGCTCTCTCAGGAGGCCGACTGGTTGAAGTTCCTCGACCCCGACTACTACGACAACTTGGCGCAGGGCAAGACTGAAGACTGGATAGACGTATACATCCACGCGAAGGTCGGTAAGTCGCTGTCCGGCCAGCCTGTGTTCAAGTCGTTCAGTCGCGACGTGCATGTGTCCAAGGAACCGCTGAAGCTGATGCGGTCCACAGCGCACCCGCTGATTATCGGGGTCGATGCCGGGCTCAGCCCGGCGGCGGTCATCGCCCAGCTCGACTACACCGGTCGGTTGCTGGTGTACCGGGCCGTTATCAGCGAGGGCATGGGGGCTCTGCGGTTCATCCGCGAAAAGCTCAAGCCCATGTTGACCAACGAGTTCGCGGGGATGCCGACGAGCGTGGTCATCGACCCGGCGGCGATGCAGCGGGCGCAGACTGACGAGCGCTCGGTGGTGGATATATTCCGGGCGGAGGGTTTTGTGGTGCGTCCGGCATACACGAACACGATCACTGCCCGCCTAGCCGCGGTGGATAGCTACCTGACGCGCATGACGGAGGGCAAGCCGGCGGTGTTGCTGTGCCCCACCGGTGCGGCTCCGCTGGTGCAGGCTCTGGCTGGTAAGTACCGATACAAGGTCAAGACCAGCGGTGAGATGGAAGACAAGCCGGAGAAGTCGCACCCGTGGTCAGACATCGCTGATGCGTTCCAGTACGCGTGCCTGCATGCGGACGGCGGTACCACCTTCGGTATGAACGCGTTGACAAGCAAGAAGCGCGAGGTCAAGCCGGCACCAGTTCGGTGGGCTTCGTGATTGACATGTTTACGTGTAAGCATATACTAGGCAAAGCAATTCCTCCCGACAGGGCTCGTGTATGGCCGGACTAAACATCGGCGGTGTGGTGCAGATCACCCCACTGGCCGACATGCAAGCCCAGCAGCGGCGAGAAGCCGAGCTGCGGAACAACCGCCCCGAAATACAAAGCTTGGCATCCCACGTGCGCAAAGCATGGGATGCGGCCCGCCGCGCCAAGGAAGACAAGGTGGACCCGCGGCTGCTGGCGGCTGTACGGCGTCGCCGCGGCGAGTACGACCCCACCCTCCTGGCCGACATTCGGAAGATTGGCGGCTCCGAGATATACATGACCCTGGCGGCCAACAAGTGCCGCGCCGGGTTCGCCTGGTTGCGCGACGTCATGCTCGGTGACGGCAACGAGAAACCATGGTCGCTTACTGCCACGTCGGTACCAGAGCTGTCTCCGAAGGACATGCAGGAGCTGATGGACGAGGCCATCACTTACGCCATGGAGATGATGCAGGGGCAGGGCATGGAGCCCACGCAGAAGCAGATGGATGAGTTCGTGGATACGGTGCGCGACCGGGTCACTGCCAAGCTGAAGCACGAGGCCAAGGAGAAGGTCGAGCGCATGGAAGCGAAGATGCAGGATCAGCTGCAGGAAGGCGGGTTCGCTGCGTCGTTCTCGCAGTTTCTCGACGACCTCATGACGTTCCCGGCAGCCATCATGAAGGGCCCGGTGGTGCGCAAGCGCCAGGTGCTGAAGTGGGTCCAGGGCGGGCCACAGGGGTACATGCTCGATGTGCAGGACGACTTCGTGTACGAGTGGGAACGGGTCGACCCGTTCATGCTGTATCCGGCCCCGCACGCGTCAAGTATCGACGACGGGTATTTGATCGAACGGCACAAGCTAACCCGGCTGTCCATCCAGGCGCTGATCGGCGTCGAGGGGTACAGCGAGCCGGCGCTGCGCTCCGTGCTTTACCAGTACGGCACCGGTGGTCTGAACGACTGGCTGTCGGTGGATGTCACCCGCCTCGAAGCGGAGGGCAAATCAACTACGGCGGTCATGCGGGCAAGCCCTGATGTGACCATCGACGCGTTGCAGTACTGGGGGTCGGTTCAGGGCAAGCTGCTGCGTGAATGGGGACTGGCCGACGTCGCGAGTGACACCGACGAGTACAACTGCGAGGTGTGGTTAATCGGAAACTGGGTGGTCAAAGCCGTGGTCAACCCCGACCCGCTCGGCCGCAAACCGTATTACAAGGACAGTTTTGAGGATATCCCAGGCGCATTTTGGGGGAATGGCGTCACCGACTTGGTGGCCGACTCCGAGGACATGTGCAACTCCACAGCCCGGGCGCTGGCCAACAACATGGGTCTGTCTTCTGGTCCCCAGGTAGCGGTCAACGTTTCCAGGCTCGCTCCCGGCGAGGAGCTGACCAACATGTACCCATGGAAGATGTGGCAGACACAGGACAGCCCCTACGGCGACAGCTCCCCGCCCATCAACTTCTTCCAGCCCAACTCCAACGCGGCTGAGCTGATGGCCGTCTACGAGAAGTTCTCCACCCTGGCCGACGAGCACTCGGGTATTCCTCGCTACATGACTGGCGACGCCAACGTCGGCGGCGCCGGCCGCACGGCCTCGGGTATGTCGATGATGATGTCCAACGCGGGCAAGACCATCAAGCACGTCATCGCCAGCCTGGGGACCAACGTAATCACCCAGCTGCTGGAGCGGCTGTACTTCTACAACATGAAGTATTCCGACGACATGGAGCTGAAGGGCGACGTCAAGGTAGTTGCTCGCGGCGTCGATGCGCTGATGGTGAAGGAGCAGGCCCAGGTGCGCCGTAATGAGTTCATGAACATCGTCGCCAGCAACCCCGTGTTTCTCCAGATTGTGGGCGAGGAGGCCATCGCTGCGCTGCTGCGCGAAGCCGCCAAGTCGCTCGACATGGACGTGGACAAGATCGTCCCACCACCGGAGATTATCAGGGCCCGGGCGATGGCACGCGAGCAGCAGATGCAGGCTATGCAGCAGGGGCCGCAGGTCATGCCTGGCAACGCGCAGATGCTGCCTAACGGGCAACCGGTTACCGATACATTCGCGCCAGCGAGGCAATAGGAGGATCAATGACCGTACAGCAGGATGACGACCGCCGTTGGCACGTTAAGCGGGAGATATCTCTCGGCGACATGATCGCCATTGTGATCGCCTGCAGTGCCGTAATCACTAGCTACATGTCTCTCAACGCGAGGGTCATGGTGGTGGAAACGCTTACGCAGAGCAATTCGACTCAATTCAGCGCTACGGTGAATGAGTTGAAAGGCGAGCTGCGCAGGTTCAGCGACAAGCTGGACCGCTTGGTAGAGCGGGCAAAGTGACGATGTTGTATACGCTAACGTGTTGACATGTAAGCACGTTATGCTATAACGACGCCATGAACAACAAGATACGAGCGCTGCTTGAGGCACGACACCGGGTCTACAACTCGCCGGAACTGAGCGAGTTCGTCGACGACCTGCAAAAGCAGTTGGGCGAAGTCACCCAACGTCTCGTCGCATCGCGAGTGACCGAGGAGATGTACCGACTCCAGGGCGATGCACAGCGCTTGAAGATCATTCTGAATCAGCTGAGCGAGGCCAAGGACCTTCTCGGCAAAGGGTGACCAGCGATGGTCGATGTCAACGTAGCAGACCGCAACTACACATCGCATACCCACGGGAGTGGCGCGATGGGGTACGTCGGCGCGAAGGAGTGAAGATGAGGGGAGCAACGTTGCCGCGAGGTATCGCGGAACAGCTGGAGAAGGCAGAGGAGATTCAGCGGCAGATGCAGACTGCGGACAATCCGCAGGAGGTAAACGCCCCTGAGAGCGAAGCGCCTGCAGCACCCGCCGCAGAGCAAACTTCCCCGCCGGCTGCTGAGCCCAAGCCGAAGGTAGACGACCCCGCTTGGGAGCAGCGTTTCAAGACGTTGCAAGGCAAGTATCAGGCTGAGGTGCCGCGACTGCATGCGCAGCTTCGCGAGCAGAGCGACCAGATGCAGGCCATGCAGGCTCAGCTTGAGGCGTTGCAGAAAAAGAGCGAGGCCGCGGCTGCCCCGGAGGCTCCACTAGTGTCCGACAAAGATGAGGACAATTTTGGTGCCGACCTGCTGGACTTTATCCGTCGCGTGGTGCGCGACGAGTTCCCGCGGTTGGCGAGCCCGGTAGTGGAAGCTCTGCGCAAGGAGATGAATCCTGTGCGCGAGCAGCTGGGCACCGTGCAGAAGCGTGTTGAGGAGTCCGACAACGACCGGTTCTGGTCCGCCCTGGAGCGTGCCGTGCCGGATCTGGACACCGTCAATAGCGATCAGCGCTGGCTGCAATGGCTCGGAGAAGTTGAGCCGTTGGTCGGCGTTTCTCGCCAGCACATGCTCGATGCCGCCGTTGCCAGGCTTGATGCAGACCGTGTGGTCGCGCTTGTCGAAGCGTGGAAAGCGACTGTCCCAGCCGCGCCTGCACCCGCCAAGAACGCCCTCGAATCTCAGGTGGCACCGAGCCGTTCTGCGGCCTCGCCTGCCGTGGACGCTGAGACTGGCCGTATCTGGAGTGGCGCTGACTACGAGCGTGCGTATGACCCGCGTTTAGCGAATACGATGCACGCCGACGAGATCACCGCTCTGCGGAATGCGGCTGACAAGGCGTTCGCTGAAGGACGAGTACGCTGGTAATGCGCGGTGCCATGACCCCAAACGTGTTTACGTGTAAACGAGGTATGTGATCATGGCTATTGCTGTAGCTTCTCCGTTCAACACCAGCCCGGCCTATTCGGGCACCTTCATCCCGTCGCTGTTCACTTCCAAGCTGAACGCGAAGTTCTACGCGACGACCGTGTTCGGTGAGATTGCCAACACCGACTGGGAAGGCGAGCTGAAGAATATGGGTGACAAGGTCACCATCAACAATATTCCAAGCATCACCGTATCGAACTACACCGTCGGTTCCGGCGTGACTTATCAGGTCCCGACTCCGAGCACCGTCGAGCTGGTCATCGACAAGGGCAAATATTTCGCCTTCCAGACCAACGACGTACTGGCACTGCAGTCACAGCCGAAGCAGATGGAAATGTTCACCAGCGACGCTACCCAGCAGATGAAGATCGCGATTGACTCCAACGTGATCTACAACACCTTCC